ACCTGGACCGCCTGCATCATCACCCGCCTCTTCCACGGGTGTACATACGCCGTCCTTCAGTACAAATCCTGGTGGGCATGGGTCAATTACTTCCTCCTCTGAACCACTTAAATCCTGTGGTGGAGGATTCACAAGTTCGCGATATGGTCCGGTGTAGTTTGGATCTGGCATTCCGCTGTAGGTAACCATGCCAAAACGATTCATGTCTAGCGTGCCTCGACCCGCTGGTATGTCACTAATGGCTCCGGTTTGAGGATCCATGGTGCCGCCCATATTCAAAAGTTCTCCAGATTTAAATGCCGCTTGTTCTGATGCGGAAGGAAGATCTTGAGGACCACCACTCAAAAGCATTCCAATACCAGGAAGATTTCTTACGGTGTTTCCTACACCCGCCATGAAGGTGCCAGGAATGTTCCCCTCCACATCTGGGTACAGTTCACGATAAGCATCCGTGTAAAAATTCTCCGCTGGAGTTCCTGCCGCAGCCTTCTCGCCCCTGAGTGCAGGGGAACTAACAACATTCGGAGTATACCCCTGACGAGGATTAGCCGCAGCTTCACTGATTAAATTCTGAAGATCGGTTCTAGGACCGCCACCCAAAAGTGATCCAACACCACTAAAAACCCCAGGTGCGGGAGCCGTGGTTCTTAAATCCTCCAACATGGACGCATCATCTAAAGAGGGAGTTCTCGTGATATTTGTTGAACTTCTAAAATTACCTAAATCAGCCGTTCTGTTAACGGTGCCATCAGGACTTGTGGTTTGCGTAATATTTCCAAGTTGAGGATCATTAATAGAAGTGCCTAGAACATTCGCTGCTGTTGCGGCGGGTGTGGTCATGATCCCTACCGCCGGACCTTGTGATGGCAGTCCCCCGAACCTTGCATTCGTTGCCGCTTCCATTTGTTCTCGACTTAGAGAATTAAGAGCTACGTCATCTCCAGCGGCGGCTCTGGTTACCAATTCGTTATCAACCAAACTCTGCCCGATACCAAATACATTGTTTTGCCCAAACTGTGGACGAGATAAAATGGTGCTTGGCACATCACTGAGAATATTAGAAACTGCATCACTACGAGAGGCAGGTAACGCCATAGAGGGACTTGAAGAAGTAATCCCTATATCATCCATGCTTACGTTTCGGTTTTGAGTGATGTCAAAATCAAAGATTTCGTTTGGATCGCTACGACCCAGTGCCTGATTGATAGCACTAACGTCTGCACCAGTATCACTGCCAGCTAACCTGCCAGCCGCCGCCGCACGTTGAAGTGCCGCATCCTCTCGTGCCCTTACCTGATCATACTGATCTTGAGCATAGTTTGACCGCTCATTTCCCGTAGCGGCATTAAAGGCTTCCCGTGCCGCTACCTGTTGAGCCTGAGTTCCAGCAGTAACAACATTCTGCCCAACCACGTTTCCAGAATCATCATAAACATTGCTGGTTACAGGATTGCCTTGACTATCAGTAACGGTGCCAGCCCGTGCCGCCGCTTGCTCACGACCACGCATCTCATTCGGGTTGCTGCGATCTACGTTGTCGTCACCGCCGCCGCCGCCTCCTTCACAAAAACAAATATTAGTATCTATCCATTGGGGTTCTAAAGTCAGTTTATCAAATTTTAACATTTTGTAAGTGCCTCTTTAAAAGTGCCGCCAACATGATCAAAACCCATTCGGGACAGTAGACCATGCGTTCTATCTACGTCCAACGCCGTAGAGACACCTATACAAACTTCACTAGCACCACGCTCTTTTGCCCACTTACGAAAAGCATTCAATAACCGGATGCCAACCATAGAGCCTCTTCGTTCTTTTTTAACATACCAGAGAATATCATTCGCGAGAAGATCATTTCCGAAATAATATCTATTCAGATACCCCATAAACATCCCAACTAACTCATCACCCTCATATGCACAATAACTAAAATACCAGTCTGGATTCATTAAATACTTCACACCCATGGCAAAACACTTCTCCCTGTCATAATCCAAGTGCCGAAAAGCAGACTCATCATGCATCGCTGCACCTAGCTCAATCATAACAGAAATATCAGTGTCCTCCATTGGACGATAAACAACACGACCCAATGAATTTATTTTTGAAATTTTTTCCACCCCTAGGGACTCCTTTAGCTATTCGTACAATTTAATTGTGGAACTTGCAACCTGAACCTAGGCTCAATGGAAAAACATGTGAATAAATGTACCCAACTAGGGCGGGTGGGTGGGTGCGGCGCGGCCTGGTTTTTGTCAAGGGGGTCGGGCGTCAAACATTTGACGATCCCCGCCCGATCCGACCAAGTAACCCCTGTCAAACGTTTGACATATTAAATGTGTTTTACTTGTTTACTAGTTGTGTTTTAGATGTTAATGTCATTAGACATTAACCAGCCAATGGAGGATTAGAACATGGCTAAAACATTAAACATTGCACAGCGTAATCTTACAGCGTTAAAAAAATCTACCTTAGATGATTTTACAACAACAAAAGATTACCAGCATGCAATCAATGCTATTGATGCAAGCATCAAGATATATCAAGCGTACAAGCTACATGTACTTGAGCATGCACACAAGAATGAAAAAGCCGCGCCAATATTTGTAAATGGTCGCACTACAGTGCCATTGGACAAATTAAAAAAGGCCGCTGAAAAATTTGGTTTTAATTGGGATGATCCAGAATACGTCAACAAGGGCGACGGTTATACAAAACTAAAGCTCATCGATGACGGCTCAATGTAATCAACCTAGGCTAGGGCATTATGCCCTAGCCGCAACCTAGCCAATGGAGGGCTAAACAATGAAACTATTAACTAAAGAACTTGAAAAGAAGCTAAGATCAAATAATTGGAGCAATACCCCAGTCGTTAAATTTTTTGGTGGTGGGGCGTGCACATGGTTGATCAGTGAGATGGACGAAGACGGAGACACGCTGTTTGGATTGTGTGACCTTGGTCATGGTTGTCCAGAGCTAGGAACAGTGAGCCTATCTAAATTGCAAAACACAAAGTTTGCATATGGATTAGGTGTTGAGCGAGACAGATATTTCAAAGCGGATAAAACCATCACTCAATATGCGGAGGAAGCTAGAGCCAATGGAAGGATTATAGCCTAATGAAAAAGTTTGAAATGCTAGATTTGTTCTTGATAGCCATGATTATGGTTGCTGTGTTCTTTGGTTTTGCAATGCTATCATTGCATGGCATGGGTCAAATGACATGGTTATCTTGGACAATGTTCGGCTGTAGCGCATGGTGTCTAATATGCGGATGGCTAATTTTTATGTATAACCTAGAGAGAGGGCGGCATTAGCCGCCCCTTTTTATTTGTGTTTAGTTTGTTTTTGTATATAATCATTCATGAGGGGTCGCCATGACCGCCGACCAGACACGCGAACAGCACCCCTCTTTTTTTAACCTGTCTATGGAGGACAACAATGGACTATGAGATAAAGCAATATAACACGCCTAACTTACCGCGTGATTACTACGTTGTAGATGAAAACGGCAACAAGCGGACAGATACAACACCTCATTTAAGAACAGCGGAAATGATGCTAATGGTTCAGCGACAAGTGAATGATGGCAAATATAGATCGCACGCAGAATGCGAAGACATATTTGCTGACATGGTAGAGATGCTGTGACGTTTCATAACCTAGATTGGGATAGCCTATTCGTAATAGGCTATCTCGTCTTTTGTGTGGTCGGACTGGTAACCATGCTATACGTCACCAGGAATGATTGATTTAATACTAGTCCTCCATACTAGTAGGACGGGGAGCCTCGAGGCTCCCCGTTTTTATTATCCCGAAACCCGAACCCCGAACCCCGAACCCGCTGCTGCCCGATATTCCTGGAAGATATCCCGAATATTTGCGCTTGTTTTTAACTTGTTCCTGGCATACAATTAACTTGTTAGTTATGGAGGATTAACAATGGAAAAAATCAATAGCTCAATTATCTATAGGGGTCCATCACTTATCGACCCTAGCGAGAATATCGTTGTGATTGCTATCGTGAAAAGTAGCAATACAAAAACCGGAAACATGGTCCAGACATATATCCTATGCGACAATGGCAACGACCCTATGCTTAACAATAAGCTAGGTTTGGATTTTTCGATATGCGGCAATTGTAAACATAGGGGTACAGCCGTTGACATAAACGCGACCGGAAAACATGCCAAAGGTCGCACATGTTACGTTAAATTGTTTCAAGGCGTTTTGCATGTTTGGAAGCATTTGCAAAAAGGCGGGTATCCGGTCGCGACCGGACATGATGCAATTGCTAAACTTGGCGCGGGTCGTATGGTTCGGATTGGTACTTATGGCGATGGCGCGGCTGTGCCGAGTTATATTTGGGACAGTCTTTTGACCGATGCCATAGGGCATACCGCATACAGCCATCAATCGGACATTCTGGATGTTGACCCTAACCTTTATATGATTAGCGCGGATACCAAAGCGGAAGCATTAAAGGCTTGGGATAATGGCCAGCGCACATTTCGCGTTATTGATAACGTTGACCAAGTCATTAAAGGTTCGGAAATTTTATGTCCAGCAAGTAAGGAAGCTGGTCGTCGTGCCACTTGTGATACTTGTAAGCTATGTAGTGGCGCAAAGACTAAAGCGAAATCAATTGCAATCGTGATGCATTAGGAAAGGGAGCCTAGGCTCCCTTTTTACTATCTGCCAGGAACAGCTTATTGTTACTGTTGTACTGGTGCCCCAGCCCCTGACCCCTGGTCCAGGGCTCGATGATCCCCGAACCCCGAAGTCCCGAACCCCGACTCCCGAATTGCTGCCCATAGGTTATCGTACCCCGAACCCCGAAACTCGGCTTCAGTAGCCAGTCCCGAACGCCCGAGGTCCAGGGATTTCGCACCCCGAAACAAAAATAGATCGCCCGAAGAGAGGTGCTTAACCAAGATGAAAGACAAGCCGCCCGAACGCGAATACGCGGTATTCCAAGCAATTTGATGTGGGGATATTCTCACGCTATTGTTTTTCGTTGTTTTTAATTCTAACCAAAACACAAGCCCTGCCCATACTATATGTACGTCAGGTACGCCTCCACCATGTCGGTTTTCAATCCGCGTTGTGTGACAGTTCGTTGGCAGGTTTCTCTTCAACGTATTCCAAAAGTTCGCCTCTGGTGTCGGCATCTTTCACCTCTGTATATTCACCCTCGATAAATGCTTGGGGATATTGTTGACGGAGTTGTGCAAGCCGAGCGGAAATTTCCTCGCGAGATAAATCGTCAAGTTGATGGATTTGTTCGCGCCTATCTACTGTCAGACCACCAAGGGCAGATCGTATCTTTTCAGCGTTGATTGCGGCTGAGAATTGCCCTGCCTCTTCAGCCCCTGCGGACAGATCATGCAAACGTTTGAGCTGACCAATAATAGTCACGCCATATTTTCGTTCGCGTTCTTCTCGTAATTCTTGGATATAGTCTACAAGGTGAGGGAACTTTTTGCCTGCCAAAAGATGTCCAGCGATGCTGGCTGCTGACGCGGTGGCGTACCCAGCTTTTCTAGCGCACTCCGCATTAGAGTAAATCCCTTCAACATAATGACGAGCAAACTCTTTTTGGCGATTTGTTAGTTTTCGTCCAGTCTCTTCAATGGTGTCCATCTGCAAGAATTTTCTTTCTTGTTACACTTGTCACACTTCTACCCCATAAAATGGCGTTTTTGCAAACTTTTTAAAAACACGAAAATTCCTGGAATCGGTGCATATTGTCTTTTTTGTCTCAACAAGTGTAACAAGTGTAACAAAAATCAAGAGAAGTGTAACAAGGTCAAAGGCGCAGCCACCCTAGTAAAAAGACAGGTTTGTTACACTTGTTACACTTGTTACACCCTATTTGAAAAAGTTTTCAAAAGTTTTTTTCAGCAAAACTACTGTAACAAATGGAACAAATGCAACAAAACCACACATCACTATATATAGGTTGCATAGTGTCCCACGATATGTATAATAACAATTAAATATCAGTTTGGAGGATATTATGGAATTAGCAGAAAAGATAGAGGTTCGTGGTTCGCGGATCGAATACATTATTTACTGTGACTGGTGTGCTGGTCATGGTTTTGAGTCTGATGCATATGGTGACGTTGTTGATTGTCACAAGTGCCAAGGTACATGCGTCAAGTTTAGTTCAGTAATGGAGGACAAATAATGTTTAGTTTTACGTTTAAGAATGGTGACGTTATTGCGTTGAAGGGTTTTAAGCATTCTGAGTTCGCGTCACACGAGACACATTGTTATGAGGCATCTGTCTATTTCAATGGCAAAAGAATTGGTGTTGTGTCAAATGATGGTCAAGGTGGTTCTGACCGCTTTGATGGTGACTACAAAATCTGGCGTGACTTGGAGTCTCGTATCAGGTCTGACCATCCTAAGTATTACATGGATTTTGATGACTCATGGAATGAGATGTCCATGGAAGTTTGGTGCGGTGAGCAAGTAAACAAGTGGCTGTCTCACAAAGATTTCAAAAGAACGATGAAGTCGAATGTCGTGTTTACTGATCCGGCATCTGACGATCCGAAGGCGATACGAGTTATCGGTTTCAAGGGCACTCGTAAGATTACCCCAGCGCATGTCGCGCACATCATAAACAAGTATCCATCTTATCAGGTATTGAATGACATGCCGGAGTCAGATGCCTTGGCAATTTGGCAGGAGGGTGTTTGATCATGGATAAAGCAACAATGCAAAAACTCATGGATGATGCGCGAGGTGGATACACTCGCGATCAGTTGCAGGATATTTTTTCGGAGATTTGTGATCCAGACAATTGGAAGGAGTGTATTCAAGCAACCATTCCTGCGTCTGATTTTGATTGTGCCAACAAAGCCGTTGGTTATTTCACAGGCGGTGGTTTGGAGATCGTCAAGGAGATGGAGCATGATGGCGAAATCTTTTACGACGTTTTTGGTCACGGTTATTATGTGCACATAGGAGCGTAGGATGACTGAACAGGAAAAGAAAAATGCTTTGTCTCTCATATGGGACGTTCTCCATAACCATGGGGGATTTGAAGATAAAGAATGGGACGAGATTTGTGGGGCGATGGCGAACATCACCGAAGAACTCGGCCTAAATTCTGGAGAGTGCCATGACTAATGGAAGTCCAAAGGATCGTGGTTCGGCTGACCGATATTATGGCAGACGGTACGAGCCACATTATTATCCGAACGGCACAGGTAAGGGCATTCGGATTATTGAGGTCTTGATGACCAAGGAACAAATCGCCGACTACAAGGATGGTTGGGACAACGAAGAAGATAGAAAGGATTGGGGATAATGGGACTAGATATGTATTTAACTGGAGATAAATTTAAGCGCACTGAATACGCTAAAGACTCCAATGGTGAAATCTTACGCGATGAGGATGGCGGTATCATTTCGGTTAATGAGGATACTGTTGATGGTTATCGGAGAAGTAGCCAAAAATTAGAGGTTGGTTATTGGCGTAAGCATGCGCCTCTGCATAACTTTATTGTCGAACAGTTTGCCAACGGTGAGGATAATTGCCGCCCTATTCAATTGAATGTCGAACAGTTGCGGTGGATTGCCAAGGTTCTGCGTGGCGAAGATAGTGAATATGAATTGCCTTCTAATGAAGATGTTATTCGTGGTGCTTTTTTTGGTAATGATGAATGGTGGGACGAGTTGCGTGAGAACGCCCACGAAGATGCGGAGATTTTTGATAAAGCCGCAGATTGGGTGGAGTCCGAGGGCGAAAACTTTTGGCATTCAGTTGAATATCAAGCGAGTTGGTAATGAACGTTTTATCTTTGTTTGACGGAATGTCATGTGGGAGGCTGGCCTTGGAAAGGGCTGGCTTTCCTATCACAAATTATTATGCGAGTGAGATCGACAAGTATGCGATCCAAGTTGCGAGGGACAATTTTCCTGACACGGTGCATCTGGGTGACGTAACAGGTATTAGGACAAAAAACCAAATGTTGGTTATTCCGCATGAGCACGGTAATGGGCATCAGAGAATTGATTTATTGCTTGGCGGCTCACCATGTCAGGGATTTTCGTTTGCTGGCAAGCAATTGAACTTTAATGATGAGCGCAGCAAATTATTTTTTGAATATGTTAGATTATTAAAAGAACTGAAACCGCGTTGGTTTTTGCTTGAGAACGTGCCCATGAAACAGGAGTTTCAGGACGTTATCAGTGAGCATCTGGGTGTGAAACCTGTACGCCTGAACTCCAACATCGTATCCGCGCAGAATCGGGATCGGTTGTATTGGACGAATATTCCAGTCAAATCGTTTCCTGAGAACAAACGCATATATCTTAAAGACATTTTGCAGGACGTAGCTGAGATAGGCGAAGAGCATTATCACAGCATGAAGTCTGTCGCGTATATGGAGCGTGGCAACGACAAATGGAAGCAGGCCGGATCAAGACGAGCGGATGGGTACGAGCAAACGCCTGAGACCGAAAAGTCATTTACACTGACCGCCAATATGCATAAGGGCGTGCCATATAACTATTTCAAAGAAACGCGGCAAATGTCGTTCGACTTTCACGAGCCTGAGACCAAGTCCGGTTTGATCATGGCAGGGCAAGCGGATTTGAAGGGACACGACTATAATCGCAGGGTTTATCATCCTGACGGTAAAGCACCAACGTTGGCAGCAAATTCCGGTGGAAATCTTGAACCGAAGATTATGCAAGTGCCAAGGGGCAAGAACCAAGGCGGCATCAAAGCGAATGACGGTAAGGTTCCAACCATGAGCGGATCGGCTTGGGAACAGAATAATTTTGTAGTCGGGCGCATTGTAAATCGCAGATTGGATGAAAGCGGCACTCGCAGGGACGATGACAAGTCTGTCCCATTTACGCAGAAAGTTGAGACTCGCACAGATGACAAGTCAAATTGTCTAACAACGGTTGAGAAAGACAATGTGGTGGTTAATCCAGATGAGTTGCGATGGCGAAAACTCACGCCTATTGAATGCGAACGTTTACAAACAGTGCCGGACAATTACACTAAATGCGTGTCGAACACCCAGCGTTATCGGATGTTAGGCAACGGTTGGACTGTTGATATCATATGTCATTTATTGGAGGGCATGAGAGATGCTGTCAGTAAGTAGATGTCACAAGTGTGACAAGAAGGCAGATGCGAAGGATGGGGATGTCCTCCTTTGCACTGAACATTGGTTTGAAATTTATGGAGGTTTGAATGGGAAAAGTCAAAGCATGGTTGATGGACATGGAGGAAGACGCGATGTCCATGACACGAGAAGAGTGGTGCGAGAAGCATGGCGAGAGCCTCATCGAGGTTTATAACGAAGCGCGGCAAAAGTTTGCCGAACATGTGGAGGTAGAGGATGAGTGATAGCAATACAGACTGGACGTTGAGTTTTCTGTCATCAGTGGCAGGGCAAATCACATCATCATCAGGTGACGATCCCACTAAGCTATATGCTTGGGGAGCTGATGATGTTTCGGAATATTGGTTGTTCTTTCGGGCGGCATCTGATCCGGCACGTTGCCATGTGACGATCCGGTCATTCGTTGCACCGAGTCCAGGAATTTATTCGGTGATTGGATATTGCGAGTATCATGGCATTGAATGCGAGGTGGATGAGACCTTGCCCGAAAGCATGTGCGGTGAGCCTGTCGCATCAACATCTCACTAGGTGCTGCCATGCGATGTGAAAAGTGCAAAGCCGAAACGGTTGTTAAAGACAGCCGCCCAAAAGACAAATCTATCCGCAGACGCAGGGAGTGTCTGCGGTGTGGTCACCGATTTTTTACAATGGAGGTTTTAGAAGCTAAACCTGATTTGAAGATCGTGCCCAAACCAACACCAAAACCAGTAAAGCGTAAGGCTCGTAAACCTCGGTTTGAAGATTTGAACTTTGATTCAATGACCGATGAGGAAATCGAGGCGGCAATGGAGGAATATAGATGATTGTAAAAGCCATGGCACTTGTGTGCGTTGTATATGCAGGGGGCGAGTCAAAGTGCGTGACCGAGTTTTATCCGCGCACATTTGACAGCGTCCAGTCCTGTAATGTGAAACTTCTTCAGTGGCGTATGCATGAGTTGCCCAGAAACAAAAAAATAGTTCTGGATGATTGTGTAATAACAAGCTATAAACATAATCAATAATAATAAAATATGAAGTCACACAATTACATTGTTAAGGAGGTGTATTGATGTCGAAGGAATCAACAATGTTGGTCAATGACACGTTGAATTTGCTGCGTGGTAAGTTGATCCGGTACGTTTTGGAGGATACAGACATGCGGATGATCGCGAACCTGGTCCAGACAGCCGACAAGCTCGGACTCGTGTACGACCAGGAATCGATGGTGTATCTGGAGCCGAGTCCCAAGCGCGGAAGACCGAGGAAGGAGGAATAGATGACCCCGAAAAGAGGAAGACCTCCGGTGGATGAGAAGGCAACGTTTCGGAATGTTGCCGTCCCGATGGAGATTTATGAAATGATCAGGGAGTTGGCGAAGATGGAGGATCGGACGATTGCTCGGCAGCTTGCTGTCCTGATTAAAACAGCACATCAAGGAGTGTTACATGATAGATAAATTCTTGAGATTATTTTTCCCGATGTTCTTCTCGGAACCCGAAAGAGCCAGGGACAACAAGGGCAGGCTTATTGCTGACGATAAGAAGACCCCGACCGTCAATGAGGCCTGGAAGGGCGGGAAAGCCCCGAAAAAGAAGAGGGGTCGTCCCCCGAAAAGGAGCAAAAAATGAGTATTGCTAGTTTTACCGAAGAAGAAGAATTAGAAGTGTTTGGTGATAAGTGTCAGTACGATGTTTCGATATCTCTCAAGGTAGTTGTGGATTTTTCCGAAACTGGTTTGGATTGGAAAGATGCACTGCGAGAGGCAGTGCGAAAACAAATGATCGACTATGTAAATAATGACGATCCGTTTGGGTTTGAATTTACTGGACCTCACGCCCCAGAATAATTAATCGAAGGCGGTATTTAGGCCGCCTTCTTTTTTTGCGGTATTTTCTAAACCGATTGAAGTCAAACCAACGTTTACGTCTCAGTGTCAGCCGTCTCTCCCTGACAACACTCACTTATAACAAGTTTGCATACGGCACACTGTATGTGACCGTGAACTTCTACGGGCGGTATAGATGATTGACATCGAGGACACAGACCATCTGATATTAGTCGCGCTATGCTCCCGTCACCCTGTTCTATCATCTGTCTCCTCCGACTTGCTTGCCCGATTCTGTCTCTCACTATTGAGCGATATGATGTTGTCACGACCTAACCCCCGAATATATTTTTCAGATATGGGTGCATCTATTCCCGTAAGTTTGGAAAAGCGTTCAACAGCTTGAGCCAGTGTCAGTCCACCTTTTTTGTAATCTATTAGAATATCAATCGTGCCCTCTACCGTGGGGTCAATGTTAACCATTCTCTTGCTTCCTCTCCAAGAACTCGTGCGCCTATATCAATCTTATCACGAAGTGCCTTGATGATCTTCTCATCAATCGTGCCATCTGCAATTAAATCTATATATGTCACCGGATTTTTCTGACCTATACGATGGCAGCGATCTTCTGACTGGGTTCTAGTTTCAAGATTAAAGTCATTAGTATAGTAGATCACTGTATTAGCCTCGGTCAGTGTGAGGCCAAATCCTGCGGTGGCTGGGTTAGCCACAAAGAAACGTGCCGTGCCGTTCTGGAACCTGTCTATTGCGTCCTGCCTGTCTTTGTCAGAGGTGTCGCCATAGTATGACACCACCGAGTTGTCTCCATATGCTTTTACAAGCTCTGCCCGGATCTTGATGATGTCGTATCGGAAGCGCGACCAGATAAGGATCTTGCCGGATACTTCCTCGATACACTCCATCATGGCAGACAGGCGTTGAGTCGGCACCTCGACCTGGTTGCCGTCATCTGTTTTGATATGCCCCGACAAAATCTGTTGCAGTCGTAGCATCTGAGTGATGACTTGTGGCGTGGATACCAAGTCGCCGTTGTCCAGAAGCGTGATGGCTTCTTTCTGCAAATCCTTGTACATGCGGATTTGTTCCATGGTCAGAGTAACGTGACGCACGGTGTATGTCTTTTCTGGCAGGTCCAGACAATCCTTCTTCAAAACCCGATAAATGTGTGGGTCTATCTTCTTGGTAAGCTCTTCCAAGTTCCGGTAGCCAAGAACTTGTTTGAAACTATGTGCGCCCATGCTGCGCTGTTGGAGGATCGCATATCTGTTTTGGTACGCATAGAAGGAGTCAAAGCCAAGAATCTCAGGGTCAAGGAACTGAAACTGTGCGAACAAGTCCATTGGGGACTTTGTGACAGGAGATCCAGTCAGGATTCTTTTGTACTTGAAGTTTGATGCGATCTTAATTAGAGACTTTGTGCGCTTTGCCTTGTGGTTCTTGATGGTTGTAGATTCATCAACGGCTATGAGTGCATTGCGCCCGAACCTCTCAGCCATCCACTCCCCCGCCTTCTTACCTTTCGGACTAGAAAACGCCTCGACATTCATGACAAATATCTTAACGCCTGGTTGATCCCCGAAGAAAAAAGCCTTGGCCTCCTTCTTATATGTCTGCGTTTGGTTTGCCTGCCAGTGAAACACTACATGTGGTACGTCTTCACAAAAATGTTCTGGTATCTCTTTGTTTATCCAGTTGCGATACACGCCCTTGGGTGCAATGATTAACGCGAACTCAATTCGTTGCTGATCTGCAAGCGTTGCGATGGTATCGATCAGGACTTTTGACTTACCTGTCCCCATTTCCATGAAAAATCCAAACGAAGCCTTGCTTATACTGCGGTTGAGAGCCTCTACCTGGTGTGCATACGGTGTCGTTTTGAATTTGTAGTTGACAGTCATCCCATGTCCTCCTATATGTAACATAGGTTGTCGAAATGGTTTCGTCAATATCAAACCTGAAGAGGATGTACTTGCAATGATGCAGAGTGAAACAATCTTTGAAGAAGAAATGTTTGCAGACGCTGCAAGCCTTGACAATGTCGGGGCTGACAGTGGCAAACAACTATCTGGCCTGGTGCGCCAGTTGAATAATGTGCAGGATCAGATCGATGATGCTGAAACACATTTAAAAGCACTGAAGCAAGAAAAACAGCGGATAGCGTTTGAACAGATACCTATGCTTATGGATGAGATGGGTATCGAGCGTGTGGATGTTGACGGTGCAACCGTCAAACTGAAAGCGTTTGTGTCTGCGTCTATCCCTGCTGACCGGAAGCAGGAGGCTTTCAATTGGCTCCGAGAACATGGTCTGGACGACATTATCAAGAACGACATCATCGTGTCGTTTGGTCGTGGGCAGGATAACCAAGCTGGCGATGTCATGTATGACCTTGAACAGAAGGGTTTTCACCCAGAACAAAAAACTCATGTCCATGCAATGACCTTGAAGGCGTTCGTTAAAGAGCGTGTCGAACAAGGTAAGCCTATTGATCTGGATATGTTTGGAGCGTTTGTAGCTAGAACTGCTGAAGTTAGGAGGAATAAATGAGTACCAATGTAGTAAAAAAAGAAGAGGCTGGTCTGCCAGCCGAATTGATGGACGACATCGTTGCCACTGCTGGTGAGGGTGTGGACTATGATACGTCTGAATTACAGATCCCTTTCATCCGTGTGATACAAGCTCTGTCGCCACAAATCAAAAAGAGCGATCCTGCTTTTATCAAAGATGCAGGGCAAGGTGATGCGTTTAACACGGTGACTGGACAGTTTTGGTCAGGCGAGGATGGCATCACTGTCATTCCCTGTTTCCAAGAAACGAAATACTTGGAGTTCATACCACTTGATCAGGGTGGTGGATTTGTTGGCGAACGAAAGGTCACGGATCCAGATCTGGCGAACACTGAGCGTAATGGGGCAAAAGAGATTTTGCCTAACGGTAACGAGTTGGTGAAGTCTGATCAGCATTACTGCATCATTGTAGGCGAGGATGGCATGCATCAACCTGCAATCGTGGATATGAAATCAACGCAACTGAAAGTCAGTCGGCGTTGGAAGACTCAAATTGCAATGCAGAAGGTCAAAGACTCCAAGGGTCAGATGAGAACCCCTGCGTTGTATGCAACCATGTGGAAGCTATCAACTACCGAGGAGTCCAATCAAATGGGCACTTGGTACAATTGGCAAGTCGAAAAGGTCGGGTTCATCCAGGACAAGGCAATGTTTGACGAGGCCAAGTCATTCCGCGAATCAATAGCTAAAGGCGAGGTTAAAGCCGCAGCGGATCCTGAGACAAGCGACTCAGGTGCTACGAAAGACCTCAAGGATGACGACATTCCGTTCTAGGTTGAGCACTGCAACTTATTAGAACGGAGGGGGTGATGGTTTTGGGTTTTCCATTACCCCCACTTTAGCTTTTTTCGCGGAGTATATTATGAATTTAGAGGACCGCTTTGCGGCGGCGTTTGAAGGGTCAAGCGTTGCACACGGTCAAACAACAGTAGGAAGCGTAAGAAAGAACGGAAAGACAGAAGCAAATAGTCGAATAGTCCGAGAGCCAATGACCATGGATCTAATCAATAGTCACCTCAAGGGCGGTGTAGGAGTCGGGTCTATACCCATCAATGATAAGAACTTGTGCAAGTTTGGTGCACTAGACATAGACACTTATCCTATCGACCATGTTGCGCTTGTGAAGAAATGTCGCCGTTTCAAGTTGCCACTTGTTGTTTGCCGATCAAAATCAGGAGGGGCGCACTTGTTCTTGTTTACTGATGATTGGATCAGTGCAACGGACATGCGTGATCACCTTATGGAATTTGCTGCTGTGCTTGGTCATGGTGGCTGTGAGGTATTCCCTAAACAGAACAAGATTCTTGCCGAGCGTGGAGATGTCGGCAACTTTATCAATTTGCCTTACTTCCAGTCGGACAACACTCTTCGTTATGCAATTAACGAAAAGGGCGAAGAACTGACTCTGGAAAGATTTCTAAACCTTGTTGATAGAACCAAGACTAATTTGGAGGACTTACGAAAGCTGGAGTTTGCCAGTGACGATGATGAATTAAAAGAAATGCCACCATGCTTGCGGATTATGTTCGCAACCTCTGTGCCTGATGGCACGAGGAACAAAGTCATGTTTCATGCTGCGGTAGCCGCAAAGATGATGCACCCAGATACATGGGAACAGACTCTGGAAAAATGGAATCAGAAGTATTGCAAGCCGTCTTTGCCAGCCAATGAGATTGTTACCATACAATCACAACATAAGAAGAAGGACTATGGGTATTTGTGTAAGGAAGAACCCATGGGCAGTCATTGCGATAAGGCGGCATGCCGTGAGGCAAAGTATGGGGTTGGCAAGAATAACTCGATGCCAGGGATAACTGGTCTGACCATACAGAAGTCGGAGCCTCGGCTGTACTTCCTTGATGTGGACGGCAGGCGTTTGGAACTATCCACCGAACAACTACAAATGCCTTTGCAGTTCCAACGTGCCTGTATGGAGCAACTGGACGTTATGCCTCCGATTATGAAAGCACCGGAGTGGCAGACATATGTAAACGGTCTTCTTGACCATGCAACGCATGTCGAGGTTCCAAAGGAACTGACGATTAAGGGTCAGTTTGAAGAACTGCTGGAGATTTATTGCACCAGTCGTATCAGAGCAAAGTCACCGCAGGAGATGTTGCTTGGTAAGCCTTGGACGGAAAGCGACCTGACAATGTTTACGTTGAAGGGATTGATGGAGTTCTTACGCAACAGAAACTTCAGAGAACTAAAACGCCCACAGATACAACAACGGCTGAAGGATATAAACGGCGGTCATGAGTGTAACACCATACACAAGTTTAAAGACGAGGATACAGGTCAATGGAGGAATCTTCGCGTCTGGTTTGTACCAGAGTTTGACATCAACGAAACCGATCTACCGAAAGAGGAGACATTAGATGACATACCCTTCTGATGAGAAATATCTCAAAGTGGGTGATGTAGCCAACACCCTAGGGGTAGCACGAAGCACCATATACAGGTGGGTGGACTCAGGACACTTTCCCAAACCTGTCGTGCTAGGACCTGAAACAGATAAAAATAGTTCGACTCGGTGGTTACGCACCGAGATTGATGAGTGGATAAAAACAAGGCCAAGGGAGAAAAATGATGGATGATTTGATAAAGAAAAAGGGTGGTAGACCAAAAGGTGCTCTTACAATTCCACTAGCAATCAACACTCAAAAAACAAAGGCTGTTGAATACACTTTAGAAGGTCTTGAAAAACTATTTCAATCTTTAGAAAAAGAATTAAACTTTTTCCAAAGAAAAGCCATTTGTAACAACAACGGAGATTTTCAAAGCATTATAGATGATGTTTTTGCAGCAGAACAGCTTGCCCGAAAAGCGCGGCATGATTTCAGGAGAATGATTAACGCACAGTGGGTCGAAGAAAATGGCTGAAGAAACACTTATCTTTGGTCCACCTGGTTGCGGTAAAACGCACACGATGATTGAGATCGTGCGTCAGGAGTTAGCCAACGGAACTTCACCAGACAGGATTGGTTTCGTATCGTTCTCTCGTAAATCCATTCAAGAGGCAAGGGAGCGTGTAGGTGTCGAGCTACAGCTTACCGAAAAGGATGTGCCGTGGTTCAGGACGCTACATTCGATTGGCTTTAACTGGTTGGGCATGGAGAAGCACGAGACGATACAGCCTAGTGATCTTCGTGTGTTGAGCAATATATTAGGTATGGAGTTTGATCGCAGCACCGCAGAAGTTATGGAGGAGGGTATGATCCCCATGTCCATGAGGGAGGGTAATCGCTATCTTAACGTCATCAGCCGCTCTAAACTGCGCTGTGTGTCCTTGGAGGAGGAGTATAACGACCTTGGGGACTATGACCTGCATTGGTCGATGTTGCGCCGTGTAGAACAGGTGTATCAGGAATATAAGTCTGATACTGGTAAGTTTGATTTCACGGACATGATTGAATTGTTTGTTAACCAAGGCACAGGACCTGCCTTGGAGATTTTGATTGTAGATGAAGCGCAGGATCTAACGCCACTACAATGGAAACAAGTAAATATATTAAAGGAAAGAGCCGCCAAGGTCTGGTACGCGGGGGACGATGATCAGTGTATCCACCGTTGGAACGGTGTTGATCTGCATAGTTTTATGAATGCTTGTGACAATAAAGTGGTTTTGAATAAGAGTTATCGTGTTCCGGCAACCGTGTTTGATTTGTCCAACGACATTGTGAACAGGATACATATCAGACAGGAAAAGAAATGGAGTCCGAGAGACGAGGCCGGATCTGTAGACTTTCACATGAATTGGTATGATGTGAATATTGATGAAGGTTCGTGGACGATTATGGCTAGAACCAACAAAGCCTTGAACGCAATTCACAATAGTTTACGCGATGACGGTTATTTGTTTGAGCGGTTTGGCAAGTCTGTGATCTCGCTTGAACTGCTTGAGGCCATGGACGTATGGGAGCGGTTAGCAAGGGGCGAGACTGCCAGTGTGGGTGAGATCAAGAAAATGTACACCTACATGCCAAAGTCAGGGGACAAGGCATTATTGAAACGTGCCGCAGCAAAGACGTTTGATGCTGTCGATCCGCAGGGGTCGCACAACTATGACAATCTGGTTGCCGAGCATGGATTGATTGCACCGCAGGAGTTGAAGCCAGAGGTGGTGGTCAATATGTCCAACGAGGATATCCGTTACATGGGAGCTGTTCGCCGCCGTGGTGAGGATCTTACAAAGCCTCGCATCAGTCTATCCACCATTCACCGTATGAAGGGCGGCGAGGATGACAACATCCTGCTACTGACCGACTCCTCATATCCAGCGGTAAACAATCCTGATCAGGATGACGAGCATCGAGTGTTCTATACCGCTGTTACACGAGCACGGCATAATCTACATGTCGTGGAATCAAGATCACCGTATAGGTACACAATATGATAAAAGTCACTGATTCAGACATTGAGGGCGTTGGTGTTATCGCCACGCAGGACATAGCAAAAGATAGTGTTATTGAAGATTGCTTTTACATCGTCATAGACAATCATGACATAAAGAAAAACAGCAGACTTAATGACTATTTGTTTCAAAGTCCTGATCATGACAAGGATTACTACTGTGTCTTAGGTGCAGGTATGATCTATAACCATGGGTCAGATCCAAATGCCGAGTGGCAGATATCCGAAAAAGACAATCGCTTTCTCTCTTTCATAGCTTTACGAGACATTAAAGCAGGTGAGGAGATTGTTCACGATTATGGTGAGGACTACTGGGAGGATAGAAATGAAACGCGATAAGCTATTAGATGAGGCAAAGAACTTGGTCAATGGTCCGAGAGCCAGGGATTATGGCGATGCATACGAAAATCATGAACGTGTTGCACAACTCTGGAGCACGATCCTAGGGCAGGATGTTTCGGTTTCTCAAGTTTATCAGTGTCTTATGGCTCTGAAACTTGCTAGACTAATTGTCAGTCCCACACATACAGACTCGTGGGTTGATATAGCAGGGTATGCAAGTCTCGGAGGAGAAATAAAAGATGACTAAATTTTTTGACAACTTACCTTTGACCCCTGTTAACAAGTTGGCAGTTTATAGTTTTTCAAAAGGCGACCAGCCACCGGAAGAAGAAATTAGCCCTCTTGATTTTAAAACACCGCCAAAGGGCATGATTAGGGAGAGAGGGAAAAACGCTAAGTTTTCTATCGGAGATACGTTTCAGAAACTTACACTGATTGGTGTGATGCCAAAAAAATCTGCCAAAGAGTACATGGTTAAATATGTTAGACAGAACGGTTTTCATTGTGAGTTTTACTCTTCTCACAATCATCCAGAGGTTGTGAGACTGCAACAAAAATTTAAACGAGAAAAACATAAACAGAGAATGAGATCAAATGAGACAAAGAAATATGTATTTCGTTGCTCTTGTGGTCTCTATCGCGTGATAAAACGGGACAGGTTCGTTAACATGTTGAAACGTGTCGCTCATGAAGATCAACCCGTGCTTATGTGTCATACATGTTTGGCTAAACAAAAGAAGGTAGCGTTAGATGTCGAGGGAAAGTAGCCAGATTACGTTCCTAAACAGATTGGATTTGGACACGATTGAGAAGGACTGGGTGCCACCAGAGGTATTTCCAGACCTACGCGATTGTAAGTTTATGGCTATCGACTTAGAGACTAGTGATCCTAACCTTACGACCCTAGGTCCAGGGTGGGCACGAGGTGATGGTTTCATCGTTGGTGTGGCGATTGCTGCCGGAGACTTTGTTGGTTACTACCCCATTGCACATGAGGGCGGCGGTAACATCCCACAGAACAAGGTCATGAAGTGGTTGGCAGAACAGCTTGCCACGCCGGACATTCCAAAGGTCATGCATAACGCCACCTATGATGCAGGCTGGTTGCGGTGGGCAGGAGTCAAGATCCAGGGCTCGATAATCGACACCATGGTAGCCGCGCCACTGCTAAACGAGAACAGATTTAGTTACAGTCTTAATAACTTGGCAAGAGATTACCTAGGCGAGCGCAAAGACGAAAGAACATTGCGTGCAGCGGCAGAAGATTACGGATTCGATCCCAAAGGAGAGATGTGGCGGCTCAACTCACGGTTCGTAGGTGCATATGCCGAAAAGGATGCCGAACTTACACTCAAGCTATGGAATCATTTCAAGGTCGAACTGAAACAGCAAAGCCTTATGGATGTGTTCAACATAGAGACATCTCTGATACCAGTCATGTTAGATATGCGTGAGAAGGGCGTAAAAGTAGACGTTGATAACGCCGAACAGGTCAAGAAGACGTTAAGCTGGAGGAAGCAGGATCTTATCAAAGAGATTAAGCACGAGACAGGTATTAACGTAGAGCCGTGGGTGGCAAGAAGCGTAGCGTCTGTGTTTGATCATTACGGAATATATTACAACAGGACAGAAAACAACGGACAGCCCTCCTTTACCAAGGCGTTCCTGCAAGCCTGTCCACATCCTATCGCGGCGAAGGTCTTGCGGTTGCGTGAATTAGACAAGGCAACCAATACCTTTATCGACAATATCCTCAAGTTTGCACATAACGGACGCATACATTGCGAGTTTCATCAGCTTCGGTCTGACGATGGTGGCACGGTTACAGGCAGATTTTCGTCTAGCAATCCAAAC